AATTCTTTTGAGTTTATAACACCAAAATCATTCACAAGAGAATTAGATACTGCTGCAGGATCTACAACAAGTAATAACTCAAGGGAAGTTGGATTTACATTCAAGATAAAAGAATATCCTGAATACCAATTTGGGACGGTTAAGGTAGTGTTACCTTATGAGTGTCCAGGTGAAAGTTATAGAATATATGATTTGGTTGAAGAATCGGTGTACAAATCTATATTAGAGGACCCATGCGGAGAGTGTTATCCTAATGGAACGAATGGTCAAGAAATAATTCTCTACGGTAAAAAATGTACATAATCGTATTTGCAGTATATTTATAAAGAAAAAGTATGAATATTAAATTAGCCTTAGACAATTACTTAGGTAAATCAGCCAGATATTCTGAAATGGATAATGGTGATGGTACCAAGCAAGTTTGTGACTTGGATACTGGTGATTGTTACACAATCCGTATGAAAGACGGACTTATCGAAAGGGTTGATAATACCATGACGATAAATAAAAAAGTTAGAGTTGAAACACCACATGGTGTTAAACAACTATTAAATGGGTAAAAAATGAGCTTAGATAAGAAAATTTTAGCTGAGATTGAAAAGTACAATAAAGTAAATAAGTACATAATGGAACAGGATGCGGCTATTGCTCCACCTGTACCGGCAGATCCGGCAGCGGCACCAGCACCTGAAGCAGCACCTGCACCTGCACCAGCACCAACTCCTGAAAAGATCGATGTTGAATCAGATCCTGATGTAGAGAAAGTAGATATGGAGGGTAAAAGCCAAGAGGGCGACGCAGGAACTGAAGAATTAGATATCACTGAGTTGGTTGACTCACAGAAAAAAATCGAGACTAAGCAAGACGATTATTTCGATAACCTCTTCAAACAATTGGGGTCATTAGAGCAGAAACTTTCTGAGATGGATAGTATCATGGCGAGATTGAACTCAATTGAAAATAAGATTGAAAAATATAGAACTAAAACTCCTGAAGAAAGACTTGAACTCAGAAGTTATGATTCTTATCCTTTCAATCAGAAACTATCACAATTCTTCGACGAAAAAGAAGAAGAGATGGAAAAGACGGGTAAAAGAGACTATGTTTTGACACCCGATGATGTAACAGACATCAATCCTTCAGAAATAAAGGATACATTCCAACCAAAACCAGATAACGTAAAAGATTTCGGTTACTAAGAGAATACACATATAAAAGGGGGATTAGGAAACTAATCCCTTTTTTATTTGACAGATGGACTATGTTCAACTATATTTGACATATATTAATTAACACTTTAAAACAGAGTAATCATGAGTGCATTAGATGCCGTATTGGCGCAGTACGAAAAAAACAAACAGTCATCGGGCGGGGCCCAATCTAAGATGTCACAAGAAGAGAGAATGAAGAAATACTTCGCTCTTATTCTTGAAGAAAAAGAAAGTTCAGGACAGAGAAGAATTAGAATTCTTCCTACTCCTGATGGATCATCACCATTCAAAGAGGCTTGGTATCACGAGATCCAAGTAGGTGGTAAATGGCAAAAGTTTTACGATCCAGGAAAGAACGACAACGAACGTTCTCCATTGAATGAAGTTTACGAAGAACTTATCTCTACAGGTAAGGAGTCAGACAAAGAATTGGCAAAACAATATAAGTCACGTAAATTCTATATTGTAAAAGTTATCGATCGCGATAAAGAAGAAGAAGGACCAAAGTTCTGGCGTTTCAAACACAACTATAAGAACGAAGGTATCTTGGATAAAATTATTCCTATTTGGAGAAACAAAGGTGATATCACAGATCCTGAGAAAGGTCGTGATTTGATCATCGAGTTGACAAAATCCAAAACACCTAAGGGTAAAGAATATACCACAGTATCAACTATCATGTACGATGACCCATGTCCTGTACACACAGACAAAGACGTAATGAATCAGTGGGTTTCTGATGATTTGACTTGGCAAGATGTATATTCCAAAAAACCTGTTGAATACCTTGAAGCAATTGCACGTGGTGAAGTTCCACGTTGGGATTCTGAAAAAGGTGGATACGTTTACGGAAACGATGAAGAAGCAACAACTTCATTGGGTGGTACCAAATCTACCTCATATGTAGATCCACAAGCAGATGCTGATGTTGATGGTGACTTACCATTCTAATTTATATCATGTTCCCGACAGAAATGTCGGGAACATATTTTAATACAATAATATGGCGATCAAGAAAAACGATTTTAGTAATTTAAAAAAGAAGTATTCTACTTCTGCAAAATACAAACCACAAAGGTTCTTGGATTTGGGTGCAGACTTTTTGGATGCAGTTGGACTTCCCGGTCCCGCAGTTGGACATATCAATATGTTCTTAGGTCATTCAGATACAGGTAAAACTACTGCAGCGATTAAAGCAGCGGTTGATGCACAGAAAAAAGAGATCCTACCTGTATTCATCATCACCGAACAAAAGTGGAGTTTCGATCATGCAAAACTGATGGGATTTCAATGTGAGGAAGTTGTCGATAAGGAAACGGGAGAATTGGATTGGGATGGGTTTTTCTTGTTCAACAACAACTTCAGTTATATCGAACAAATCACAGATTATATCAATGAGCTCTTGGATGCACAAGAAAAAGGTGAATTGAACTACAGTTTGTGTTTCATATGGGATTCTGTTGGATCAGTACCATGTAAGATGACTTACGAAGGTAAAGGTGGTAAACAACACAATGCATCTGTACTTTCAGATAAGATTGGTATGGGTATCAACCAAAGAATTTCAGGATCGAGAAAGGCAGACACAGAATACGAAAATACTCTCATCATTATCAACCAACCTTGGGTTGAACTACCTGATAATCCTTTCGGACAACCGAAGATTAAAGCTAAAGGTGGCGAATCAGTTTGGTTGAACTCATCATTGGTATTTCTATTCGGAAACCAAAAAGGTGCGGGTACAACAAAAATTACAGCAACTAAAGACAAACGTTCAGTTAAGTTTGCGGTTAGAAGTAAAGTATCCGTTATGAAAAATCACATCAACGGACTTGGATTTGACGATGGTAAAATTATTGTAACACCACACGGTTTCTTAGCAGGTAAAGATTCAACGGAAGAAAAAGCATCTATTGAAACCTACAAGAAAGAATATGCTGACTATTGGAAAGATATCATCGGAGCTGAAGGTGATTTCACACTTACAGAAGAAAAAGAAGATTGATTGTTCACCCTTAAATTGAATATGTGACAAAGACATTGTTGGTGGATGGGGACAACCTATTCAAGATTGGATTCCACGGGGTCAAAGAACTCTTTTACGACGGTAATCACATTGGTGGGGTGTATCACTTCATTAATACCCTCAGACGATTCTTGGAGGAGCAGGAGTACGATAAGGTCGTAGTCTTTTGGGATGGTGACTCAAACTCCTCAGCTAGAAAAAGAATTTACCCTGAATACAAGGCGAACAGAAGGGTAAACATGAATGAATACAAATACGAATCTTACTTAACACAAAAAAGTAGAGTTAAACAGTATTTGGAGGAGGTGTTCGTTCGACAAGTCGAGATGAAAGATAATGAGGCAGATGATCTCATTGCCTACTACTGTAAAGTGGCGACCCAAGAAACTATTACCATATTCTCAGCCGACAAAGACTTAACACAACTCATAAGTCCACAAGTTTCAATTTATTCTCCAATAACAAAACAAGTTCACACGTTTGGAACTAAAATCAAATTCAAAGATATTGAAGTACCACATGAAAATGTTTTGACTTGTAAAATCCTGATGGGAGACAAGTCCGATAATATTGAAGGTATACAATCATTAGGTGAAAAAAGTTTGTTGAAATATTTCCCAAATTTGTCGGAAAAATCCTGCACTATCGAAGAAATCCTTGATAATGCACGAAATATCCCGCAAGAAAAACCTATAAAAGTAATCTCTAATATTTTGACAGGTAAGACAAAAAGTGGTATACTTGGAGAACAATACTACCAAATAAACAAACTGATAGTGGACTTAAAAAATCCACTGATCACGGATGAGGGAAAACAACTTGTTGAATCCATTCATACCGAAGAATTAGATCCCACTGATAGAGGATATAAAAATTTGATGAAATACATGATGGAGGATGGACTATTCAAATACCTACCAAAAAACGACGAAGCGTGGGTAAATTTCCTGAAACCGTTCATGAAGTTAATAAGAAAAGAAAAACGAAAATTTAAAAACTAAAAAACATGAGAGACCAAGATCAAGTAAAGATGGAGTTCCTCCTAACACTCAACGACAACATTGTGGTACAGAGATTTTTCAATGTCAGAGGGTACAACCCAAAGGCAAGAGTTGCAACAGACCTATACGAATATATGTATGAGGTTAAACAAACTCTCCATGATTATTTGAAAATGAAAACTGTTGTTTACATGTTGGACAACAAAGAGGCCATCATTCACGATCCAAAAATTATGGAGACATCATTCACTGATGGACCAGAGAATTTCCACCTTTATGTGAAAGTTGGAGATGAGACAATTTGTCATAGAATTTTTGACGCAAAATTATATCCACCAAAAGTTCGTTATACAGTGGACGTAAGACCATATTTGAAAGAGATCCTTTCGTCATTGACTGACATTTTTTCAAAAACAGAATTAAATCACGAATACTGCGGAATTGAGTTGGCATAAGGAGTATTTATAAATCTAAGGGGTGAGAGAACAAGATATATGCAAAAAAATTTCGATTATTTAGGTAATACCTTCCAGATTCAGTTAATCAATCAGATCGTCGTAGACAAAGACTTTTCACACACAATTATGGATGTGTTAGAGACTACGTATTTTGATAACAAGTATTTCAAGATGATTGTTGCGATGATCAAAGAGTATTTCACTAAGTATCAATCTACCCCAACCTTCGAAACTTTGGAACAGATTGCTAAGTCAGAGATTTCTACTGAGTTAGTT